GTCATGTTGCTTTGCAACTTAACACAACAGGTGCAAATAATTCAGCATTAGGTTTTTGTGCTTTAAGAGCTAACACAACAGGAGCAAGTAATACAGCAGTTGGAAGACAATCTTTACAAGTGAACACAACAGCTTCTAGTAATACAGCTGTTGGTAATAATGCAATGAATTGTAACACAACAGGTCATAGTAATACAGCAGTTGGTAGGTATGCTTTATATGAAAATACAACAGCAAACAATAATACAGCAATTGGTTTTTGTGCTTTAATGGATAACACAACAGGTACAGGTAATACAGCATCTGGTAATCGTGCTTTAGAAAATAACACAACAGCAGATAATAATACAGCTCTTGGTTATTATGCTTTAAATATTAACACAACAGGTCATTCCAATACAGGAATAGGTCAAGGTGCTTTACAAGCTACTACAGACGGAGATCAAAATGTGGCAGTAGGTAATTCTGCTTTAACAGCAGCAACAACAGCTGGTTCAAACACAGCAATTGGTCATGATGCTTTAGCTGCTAATACAACAGGTGGTCAGAACAATGCTTTTGGTGATGGAACTATGGATAGTAACACTACTGGTTGTAGAAACGTTGCTATGGGTAATGGTTCTATGACTAAAAATACAGAGGGTGTTTGTAATACTGCAATTGGTCATATAACTTTACAATGTAATACGACAGGAGATAATAACGTTGCTGTGGGTGTTTGTGCTTTACATAAAAATACAACAGCTGATAATACTGTTGCAATTGGTAAACAAGCTTTAGAAAATAATACAACAGGCCCAAATAACACAGCAGTAGGTTTAGAAGCTTTAGGCGACAACACTACTGGTTCAGGGAATGTTGCTTTAGGAAATTATGCATTAGCTTGTAATACAGATGGTTACAATAATACAGGGTTAGGTAATGCCGCATTACTTAAAACTACTACTGGAGATATGAATACGGCAGTAGGACATGATGCATTAGCTTGTAATACTACAGCTTGTTGCAATACAGCAGTCGGTCAAGATTCATTGAGAATAACTACAACAGGAGCAGATAATACAGCGGTTGGACAAAATTCTTTAATATGTAATACAACAGGTGCTTGTAACACAGCGGTTGGAACAGGATCACTTTCTAATAATACAACAACGTCAGAAAGCACAGCAGTTGGTTCGGCGGCAATGCTTAGTAGTACAACAGGTGGTGCTAATACAGCTATTGGAAGAAGTGCTTTAAGAAATCTTACAACAGGAGATGCTAACGTAGCAGTCGGTATTTGTGCTGGTTCTGATGCTAGTATGATTAACATTACTACTGAAAGTAATAGATTTATAGCTGGTCATAATGATATTACTAATGCTTATGTAAAAGTAGATTGGACAGTAACCTCAGATTTAAGAGACAAAACAGAAATTAAAGAAGTGCCTCATGGTTTAGAATTTGTAGATAAATTAAAACCAGTTAGTTTTAGATTTAAAAAATCAAGAGAAAATCCAAAACCACATGGAATGACAAAATATGGATTTTTAGCACAAGACATATTAGAACTTGAAGGTTCTAATAATGTTATTATTGATAATGAAAATGATGAAAGTTTAAAAGTAACTAATTCACATTTAATACCTGTATTAGTTAAAGCTATTCAAGACTTGAAAAAAGAAATAGATTTGTTAAAAGAAGATAATAAAAAGAAATAATTATGAATACATATATCGTTGAAGGTGGCATTGGAAAATGCGTTGCCTTCTCAGCACTGTTACCAGAGTTGAGAAAAAAATCAGAAGTGCAAATATATACTCCGTATATAGATTGCTTTGCAAATAACCCAAATGTAAAGATGGCTTACGAGTCTACAATACCTTTACAAGATCCAAGGATCATGGCGTCAGATAATATATATTATTGTGAACCTTACAAATCTAATTTTCAGTTTGGTAAACAACATATTATCGAAAGCTATTGTGAACATCATGGTGTTAAATACAACTCATCTATGAGACCTAAATTATATACAGACCAACATAAAGAGTCTGTTGATAAATGGTTAAAAGATAATGAGATAGGTAAATACATTATGATTCAATTTAGTGGTGGTCAACCTAAATGGAATTATGGAGACAATGTTCAATATCAAAACATAAATCCAAATAGAAACTATCAACCTTTTTTAGCTCAACAAGTAGTTAATATGTTGTTGGAAGAATATAAAGATACAACTATTATAAACTGTGTCTTACCTAATGAACCACATTATCGAGGAACAATTAGATGTGATTTACATTTTTCACAGATCCATGAAATGTTAAAAGGTGCAGAAGGCTTTGTCAGTATAGATAGTTGTCTACAACACTTCTCAGCATCGGCTGAAAAACATGGTGTAGTTATTTGGGGATCAACTCGTTGGACCCAGTTTGGTTATTCCCACAATAAAAACCTGCATTTTCATATGGGTAAAAAGTGGGATGAGTCTAAATTTATTGATAGCGATCCAAGAAATAATATGGTAGATTGCAAAATAATCGTTGATCAATACAAAAAACTTGATAGAAGTAAAAACGTTGCATGTGCAACACAATAGGAGAAACATATGTCTGATACAAGAACAGCTGAAGAACTAGCTCAAGACTATACAGCAATGGGTCACTCTGTAGATTTAATCAATGGAATTATTGATGGATCAAGAATGGCTGGCGAAGAACAATCAGAAAAAAATGATTGTGTAAATAGAAATGTTGAACACTTAGAACTAATGGTTGCAAAATCTGATTGGGGAAGTGAAGACATGACTGCTGCTAATAGTGCTATTACTGCTGGTAAAAGTTACGTAGCGTAGACAGGAGCCTAAACAATGGCTTTTGGTATAAACGCTTTTGCACAAAGTGCATTCTCATCGCTAGTTAATAACGATAGTCAAGCGTTTGTAACTGGTATCACTCTTGCTATGCAAGAGGGTACAGGTACAGCTACTGGTAATGCTAATGTAAATGTCACTGGTATACTTCTTTCTATGCAAGAAGGTGACGCAACAGTCACTGGAAATGCTATAGTTAATGTAACTGGAATTAGTTTTGCAGCAACATTAGGAACACCAAATGTTGTTATATGGACACAAGTTCCAACTGGACCAGTGCAAACATTTACAGAAGTAAATACAGGTTCTGTGCAAACTTATACTGAAGTTAATACAGGAACTGCCCCTGCCGCGGGTTATAATCCAGTATCATAATAAATTGACACTGCTAAACAAATTTAATATCATACAAAAGTTTAAGGAATTTAAAATATGGCTAATACCACATCAACAAGTCTAAAGCTTACAGTTCAAGCAACAGGTGATAACTCTGGAACATGGGGCCAAATTACTAATACTAATTTACTTGTTTTAGAACAAGCAATTGGTGGTTATGAATCAATTGGAATTACAACAGGGGCAACTTTAACATTTTCTAATGGTGTTATATCAAACGGTAAAAATCAAGTTTTAAAATTAACAGGAACCATAGCAGCTAATAGAACTGTTACTATTCCAGATTCAATAGAAAAAACATATATTGTAGATAATGCAACAACTGGTGCATACACGGTAACTTTTAAAACAAGTTCAGGGACAGGGGTTACTTGGTCCGCTACAGATAAAAGCACTAAAATAATTTATTCAGATGGAACTAATGTAGTTGATACAGCTTTTGTATCTAATGCTATTACAGAAGTTTCAGAGGATACTAGTCCACAATTAGGTGGAGATTTAGATACTAACTCATTTAATATTAAAATTGATGATGACCATGGTATTTATGATGATGATAATAATGAACAAATAGTTTTTCAAAAAACAGGATCAGCTGTTAACAATCTTGAAGTAACTAACCAAGCAACAGGTTCAGGTCCTTCTCTTAGTGCAGTTGGTGGCGATACAAATGTTGATTTAAATATTTCTCCAAAAGGTATTGGAAGAGTTGTTTTAGGTGCAGCTAAAATAGAACAAACTGCAGAAAAAGTTACAAACGCTGCAACAGCATTTACAGGTACAATTAACTTTGATGTTATTACACAATCTATTTTTAATGCTACTTCTAATGCTTCTGCAAACTGGACATTAAATGTTAGAGGTGACGGTTCAAATAGTTTAAATAATATTATGGATACAGGAGAGTCATTAACTATTGTAACTCTTGTACCGCAAGGATCAACGGCATATTATAATTCAGCTTTTCAAATTGATGGATCAAGTGTTACTCCTAAATGGCAAGATGGAGCAGCTCCATCAGCAGGAAACGCTTCTTCAACAGACGTATACAGTTACACAATAATTAAAACTGCAAGTGCTACATTTACAGTTATTGCAGCACAAACAAAGTTCGCATAACAGGAGAATTTTAAATGCCTTTAATTGGAAGTAAAGCAGTCAAAATGCCGGGAGGCATTGGAGGCGGCAGCAATAAAAAATTTACATCAGCTACAGGTGGAACAATTACAACTGTAGGCGATTACAAAATTCACACTTTTACATCACCAGGAACTTTCACAGTTACACAAGCAGGTAACGCACCAACAAATCCTGTAGGTGGTCCAGCAACAGTAGACTATTTAGTAGTAGCTGGTGGTGGAGGTGGAGCATTTAAAGGTGGTGGAGGTGGAGCAGGAGGTTTTAGAGAATCCGTTCCAAGCCCTGCTGCATGGACAGGGAGTCCTTTAGCTAATCCAGGTGGTGGTTTAACCGTAACTGCTCAAGGTTATCCAGTAACTGTTGGATCGGGAGGAGCAGGAGGCGTTCAACCTGGACCACAACCTCCAGGAGCTAACGGATCAGACTCAGTTTTTTCAACTATAACATCTACAGGTGGTGGTGGAGGTGGAGCTTTACTTAATAATAATGCAAATGGTAACCCAGGAGGTTCTGGTGGTGGTGCAAAAAAAGTAGCTAATCCTTCAGGAGCTAGTGCAGGTTCAGGAAATACTCCTCCTGTAAGTCCTCCTCAAGGAAATCCAGGTGGTCCAGTAGGTAGTGACCCAAGTGTAAATACACAATCAAGTGGAGGTGGAGCAGGAGCTTCAGGTGGATCAGGAAATAGTGCTGGTGGTGCTGGTGTAGGAACTGCATTTAATCCAAGTCCTTCTGTTGGAACACCAGGACCAGATGGTGCTTTAAGATATTTTGGTGGTGGAGGTGGTTCAGCAATAACAACTAATCCATCAAGTTATGTCGGTCCAGCCGCAGTTGGAGGAGGTGGAGCCGCTAAATCAAATGGAGGAAATTCTGGAACAGCTAACACTGGAGGGGGTGGAGGTGGAACTGCCGGTAATCCTGGAACTGCGGGAAGTGGTGGTTCTGGTATAGTTATGATAAGGTATAAGTATCAGTAAAAAATTTATGCAAAAGAAAGAGCTAGAAAGATATTTAAATTATGAATTTAAGTAATTACTATTGGTATTTTACATCTGTAATACCACCTAGAATTTGTGATGATATTATAAAACATGGTTTGTCAAAAGCAGACACCATGGCAAGAACAGGTGGTTATGATAATAAAAAATTAACTAAAAATGAAATTAAAGATATGAAACGTAAGAGAAATTCAGATCTTGTTTGGTTAAATGATACTTGGATATACAAAGAATTACATCCTTATATTCACGCAGCAAATAAAAATTCAGGTTGGAACTTTGAATGGGATCGAAGTGAATCTTGTCAATTTACAAAATATAAATTAAACCAATACTATGATTGGCATTGTGACTCTTGGGACAAACCTTATCAAAACCCTGGACCTGATTATGGTAAAATAAGAAAACTATCCATGACCTGTCAACTAACTGATGGATCAGAATATCAAGGTGGAGAACTAGAGTTTGATTTTAGAAATTACGATCCTCATTTAAGAAATAAAAAAACACATATAATACAAGCAAAAGAAATATTGCCTAAAGGAAGTATTGTTGTATTTCCTTCATTTGTATGGCATAGAGTTAAACCAGTAACGAAAGGAACAAGATATTCATTGGTAATGTGGAACCTTGGATATCCATTTAAATAGTATGTTTAAAAAAAATAAATATGTAGTTATTAAACAAGCGATTGATAAAGATTTAGCATTATTTCTTTACAATTATTTTTTAATGAAGAAACAAGTTTTTGATACAAGTATCAAGGCTCAATACATTTCTCCTTATGAAACTTTTTTAGGTCTTTATGAAAATGAAAATCAACAGATACCAAACACTTATAGCAGTTATTCTGATATAGCTATGGAAACTTTAATGTTGAAATGTCAACCAATTATGGAAAAGACAACAGGTTTAAAGTTATATCCATCTTACACATATGCAAGAATTTATAAAAAAGGAGATGTTCTTAAAAGACATAAAGATAGATTTAGTTGTGAAATATCTACAACTATGAATCTTGGTGGCGATGATTGGCCAATATATCTTGAGCCTTCTGGAGAAGTTGGTAAGAAAGGTATTAAGGTAAATTTAAAACCAGGAGATATGTTAGTGTACTCTGGTTGTGAACTAGAGCATTGGAGAAATAAATTTAAAGGCAAAGACTGTGCACAAGTATTTTTGCACTACAACAATCGTAAAACACCAGGAGCCAAAGACAATATGTTTGACAAACGGCCCCATTTAGGACTTCCAAGTTGGTTTAAAAAGTAGTATATTTGTCCTTGTTTCTTTTATAATACGGATAAAATATGTTACAAAAACTTAATTTTAAACCAGGATTTAACAAACAAGTCACAGAATCAGGGGCTGAATCTCAATGGACTGATGGAGATTTTGTTAGATTTAGATATGGTTTACCAGAAAAAATAGGCGGTTGGTCACAACTTACATCTAGCACTTTACCAGGTGCTGCTAGAGCTAAACATGCTTTTACTAGTTTAGCCGGAGAAAAATATTCAGCTATAGGAACTAATAAAGGTTTGTTCTTATATTATGGTGGAGATTTTTTTGATATCACTCCTTTAGATACTGCTATTACAGGTGCAACTTTTACAGTAACATCTGGTTCTGCAACAGTTACAGTTAACAAATCGAGTCATGGATTAATAAACGGCGAGTATATAACTTTCACAGGTGTAACTATTCCAACAAACTCTGGTTATTCAACATCAGATTTTACAGATAATACTTTTGAAGTTTTAAATTCTCAGTCTGGTACATTTCAAATTACAATGCCTTCTAATTCTGCAGGAGCTAGTAGTGCAACAGGTGCTGCTACAATAAACCCTTATGTAACAATTGGTCCAGCTGTTCAAACACCTGGTTATGGTTGGGGTACATCTACATGGGGAGCAAGCACATGGAATACACCTAGATCAACTAGTAATGTAACATTAGATCCAGGCCAATGGTCCTTAGATAATTTTGGTGAAGTCCTTATTGCAACTATTAGTAATGGTAAAACATTTACTTGGAATGCAGGAGCAACTAATGCAAGAACAATTAGAGCTTCTACATCTACATCTGGTTTTTCTACATCAGCAAACCCAACAGCATCTAGATTTACATTAGTATCTGATAGAGATAGACACGTATTTCATTTTGGAACAGAGACAACAATTGGAAGCACAGGGACACAAGACCCAATGTTTATTAGATTCTCGGATCAAGAAAATTTAAATGATTATACTCCAACAGCAACTAATACATCTGGTACTTTTAGATTAGATACTGGTAATGAAATTAGAGGAGCAGTGCAAGGTAAAGACTATACTCTTGTTTTAACTGATAGTGCTGCATACATAATTCAATTTATTGGAGCGCCTTTTACATTTAGTGTAAGACAGGTTGGAACTAACTGTGGTTTGATTGGTCAAAATGCTTTGAGTTATTCTAATGGTAGAATTTTCTGGATGTCAGGAGAAGGTGGTTTCTTTGTTTATGATGGAACAGTTAAGATGTTACCATGTCTTGTTGAAGATTTTGTATTTACAACAGGAGGAGATAACTTAGGTATTAATTACAGTACAGCAGGTATCACTTATGCAGAACACAATAGTTTATATAATGAAATAAATTGGTTTTATCCAAAAGCTAATTCAACACAAATAGATAGATGTGTTACATTTAACTATGGCGAAAACTGTTGGACTACCAGTTCTTTAGCTAGATCTAGTTATATGGATCAAGGTGTATTTGATTTACCTTTTGCAACTGAATTTAATTTAACAGCAACTCCAGTATTTCCTATTCAAGGTATTACAAACTTACCTGGTGCTTCTATATACTATGAACACGAAAAAGGAACAGATCAGATTAACACTACAGGGACAACTTCTATAGATGCATTTATTAGATCGGGAGATTTTGATATTACTGCAGGAGTAAATAGAGCAGGTAAAACAACAGGAGCTGTTAATTATAAAGGAGATGGCGAGTTCTTTATGTCTGTTAAAAGATTTATACCTGACTATCAATTAATTACTGGTAACTCTAAAGTTACATTGTTTATAAATGATTATCCAAACAACACAGCTACCAGCTCACCACTTGGTCCTTTTACAGTGACTTCATCTACTGATAAAATAGATACACGTGCAAGAGGTCGACTAGTTTCTCTTAAAATAGAGAATGATAGCACAGGTGAAACATGGCGTTATGGTACATTTAGATTAGACGCACAACCCGATGGACGTAGATAATGGCAAAGATAAGTGTATACATACCTGAACCACAAGAGGAATACAGTTCCGAAAACCAAAGACAAATATTAGAGTCTATTGATACAGTAAAAAACCAACTTAATTTTTCTTTTCAACAAGACTTAAAACAAGAACAAGATATATTTAACTACTTCATGTCATGACAATACAATATAAAAGCGCTACATTTAACTTAACATCTACTAATGCAACAACAGTGTTGTCTATATCAACATCAGCTATTGCTATCGTTAGAACTGTACAAGCGGTCCATGATACAGCAAGTAATGTCAATGCACATTTAATTTTAAAAAAATCAGGTGGATCAGATGTTAAAATAGGTTATAAACAAGTTAATTTAGATACAGAAAGTATGTTGACAGGACCCTTAAACTTAGAAGCAGGAGATGCTATAAAGATGCAGGCAGGAACTGCAAATGAAATAACAGGCTCTGTTAGTTATGCTTTAATAGATAGATCGCAGGAGAACGGCTAGTGTCTGACGATTTACTTAAAATACATTGTACAACTACAGTTGTTATAAGAAACACTAAAACAGAACGTGTCTATGCAACTAAAGAAGAGAAAGACTTAGATGTTGCTGATCCTAATACAGATACAACTATTAACGACATTGCAGAAGACGTTACTGTAGAAGTATCACCAAAAGGATTAGAAGCTTTAAAGAAAGTAATGAATCAAAACAATGAATCAAACACCTAAAGGTGGGACGGAGTTACAATTAGAATTTTTAAAAAACCATGTAGATAAAACTCTACTTGATAAATTTTCTATTTGTACATCGATCCCTGAAAAAATACCGCTGGATAAAGATAAGATAAATATCTTATGGCAAAAGAATTCATACGATCAACCGAATCTAGCACCATGGTTCACGGACCACGGCAATCACAACAAGTATGATTGGTATGTGTTTAATAGTCATTGGACCTTTGAAAAGTTTAGAATAGCATTTGATTTACCTACAAGTAAATGTGTAGTTATAAAGAATGGTATAGAGAAGATAGAACCAACAACACCTTATATAAAAGGTCAACCTATAAAGATTATACATCAAAACACACCTTGGAGAGGATTAAATGTTTTATTAGGTGCAATGCAGTTAGTTAAGAATCCATTAATTACTTTAGATGTTTATTCATCTACAGAAGTTTATGGTAAAGACTTTCATAACTCTAATCATAAATACTATGAAACACTTTACGAGCAAGCAGAAGTATTACCTAATGTAAATTACATTGGATATAAATCAAACGAGTACATAAGAGAACACATCAAAGACTATAAGATGTATGCGTATCCTAGTATATGGGAAGAGACTTCTTGTATATCATTACTAGAATGTATGGCAGGTGGATTGTATTGTATTACAACTAATCTAGGTGCATTGTTTGAAACAGGTGCAGAGTTTCCAATCTATGTACCATACTTAACGGACCGTAAACAACTAGCTAAGAACTTTGCAAATGCAATAGAAGCTGCAGCAATAACTTTAGATAACGAAGTAATACAAGATCATTTAAAGTTTCAATCAAAGTATACTAATCAATATTATAACTGGGACAAGCAAGCTATGGCCTGGACTAATTTTTTAAAAGGAGCAATCAATGCAAAACAATGAACCTATATGGTTTAACAAAGAAGAACCTAACACAATAGAGATAAGTTTAGATAACAAACCTAAGTATAAGATTATGGTTTGTACACCTTGTCATAGCGATGTTTCTATGCACTATTGTCAATCAGTGTTGATGTTTCAACAACAGTGTTTAAAGAAGAACATACTAGTTAGTTTTACAATGTTGAAGTCATCACTAGTTACACAAGGTAGAAACTTATGTGTATCAGATTTCTTGAACCACGAACATAACTATGAGCATATGTTATTTATAGACTCTGACATAGACTTTGAGTTTGATACTATTATGAAAATGATAGAAGCAGACAAAGATGTTATTGCCTGTCCTTATCCTATGAAGAACTATGATGTAGATAAGGCTTGGAAAAGACTAAAAGAGACAGACATGGTTAAGACTAAAGAAGACTTACTTGCTAATGGTCTGATGTATCCAATGAAGGTAAAGGATAAGAAGAACATAAAAGTAGACAAAGGTATCATGGAAGTAACTCATGCTCCTACAGGATGTATGCTAATCAAGCGACATGTACTAGAAAAGATGATTAAAAACCACCCAGAATTAGAGATATTTCAACCAACAATTATTAACGGAAAAGAAATAAAAAGGGAGAATTTTTTTAATTTATTTGATACACTACACGACATAAAAACCAAAAGATATTTTGGTGAAGACTTCGGATTCTGTCAAAGATGGAGAGATATGGACGGTAAGATACATGCTCTTGTTACTGAATACATAACCCATGTTGGGGAGTATCAATACAAGGGTCGTTTCTTTGATGAATTATTGAGTCTTAAACATATTGACGACGTAGAAAAAACCAAATAAAATACTACAATGGCCATAACAAACGCACAACAATACAAACAATTAATGCAAAAAGGTGGACGAACTGGATATAGAGATGCTGGTTTTATTAGTGGTCGAACTAAATCTAAAAGAAGCAGTAATACAAGTTCTCCAAGAGAAAAAGGAATTATGTCTCGTGGAAAAGGTCCAGGTGGAACTACAGGAAAAATTACAAGCATAAAAGACAAAGAACCTGATAGAGGAGCAATTGGTGGTGAAAATAAAAGATTAGATAAATTAATAGAGAGAAAAAAATTTATATATGAACCTTCTAATTATGGTAAATTTACTCCTGGATATTTAAAATTTGCAGCTGATTTAAGTAGAGAACCAAATAGAAAATTTTTTATAAACAAGTTTATGCAAGGTCCTAATGCTGGAAAATTAGTACAGGATGTTTTAGGTTTAGACGAGGACGGTCTTTCATTTAGTCCAAGTAATTTAACAGAAGAACAATATGAAAAAGTATATCAAACACAAATGAAAAATAGACTTTCCGGTGAAGTAGATGCAATGGGAAATCCTATGCCTTTTACTGGTGGTGGCATTGATGCAAAGAGTGCAGGAGCTGAAAGAGGAGATATTACGGCTTTACCTTTAGTACAAGATAAAGTTATAGACGAAGTTGAAGAAGAAGATCCTACGGCATATAGATTTTTAGCAGACGGAGGCAGAGCTGCTTTTCAAGAAGGTGGTGGAATATTTCCTAGACTAAATCAATTAGGAAGTAATGTATCATCAGCAGAACAAGAACTAGCTGCACTTAGTCAAAAAATAAATTCGGCAGAATCAACACTAGGAGAAGGTGGTGGAGATGAAGGTGGACTAGGTTCTATCATGCCTGAAGATAATAATTTTACAAACCCAACACTAGAAGCATTTTCTGGTACAAATATTCCTGTAAAAGGTGGTGCTGAAGCTTTTGCTAATGTACCAGATAGAATTCAAATTGATCCTAACTTTAAACCTCCAGGAACTTTACAGGCAACAACAGGAGGAGGATTATTAAATAATTTTGCAGGTGCAGCACCTAGCACAAACCTACCAGGATCAGGAGCACCACAAGCAGGTGACGTTGTCTATGACCCTACAGGTATGCCTAATATCTTTGCTCCTAGAAACGGTTATGCTGATGGTGGTATGTCTGAATACGAAGGTGGGATCATGGACCTTGAATCAGGGAGACAACAATATTTTTTAGGTAAGCTAGTTAAGAAGGCTAAGAAAACAATTGGTAAGATTTATAAATCACCATTAGGTAAAGCTGCTTTGTTAGGACTTGGTGCACAAGGATTGATGTCTGGTAAAGGTCTAGGAATTAAAGATTTTTTAACAAGATCTTTTTTAGGTAAAGAAACTTCAGGAATGGGTAATAGAAGTGGTGGTATATTAGAGTTTATAAAAAATAACAAAGCTTTAACTGGAATAGCAGCAGGATCATTAGCAGCAGGATTAATGACTCCAAAACAAAGTACATACGATGCTGAGGAAGAAGATGAGTTTTATTTAGATAGATATAGAGCAGATCCTGAAAAATATTTAGCAACAAGATTTTTAGCAGAAGGTGGGAGAATAGGTTACTCTTCTGGTTCTGAAGATCTATCAAAAAATAAAGTTTATCAAAAATGGGTTCAAAGATATGAAGCAAACCCTGACAGTCCATTAGTTACAATGCATGAAAAAGCTGACACTTTTAAAAACTTTTATGAAAGAAACAAAAATTCACAAGCAGAAGGTTCTAAAGAACCAGTAGCGAAAGAGACTATGCCATTGTTAGATATGGATGGTGAAGAAATGGATTTAAGAGCTGAAGGTGGGTTTGTGCCAATAGGTAGAATGGAAAAAGCAGATGATGTTCCTGCGAGATTATCTAAAAATGAATTTGTATTTACAGCAGATGCTGTTAGAAATGCAGGTGAGGGAAATGTAGACAAGGGCGCAGAAGTCATGTATAACATGATGAAAAACCTCGAAGCCGGAGGTGAAGTATCAGAAGAATCGCAAGGCTTAGAAGGCGCTAAAAAAATGTTTCAAACATCACAAAGATTAGAGGAAGTATTATAATGGCCGTACAAACTACAGTTACAAAACCAGCACCTTTTGTAGAAAAATTAGGTCAAGATTTAGCAACACAAGTAACCGCACAAACAGGTGTACCTGTCGTTGCGCCTGGCTCAGGTGGTATTACACAGTTTGCTGGTGAAACAGCAGATCAATTTGCAGCAAGACAAAAAGCTGCTCAACAATTTGATATTAGACAACAAAGTTTAGCAGGACTTGCTCCACAAGTTGCAGGTCAAGATGCTTTACAAAAACAAGCACAAGCTTTAGCTACATCAGGTCTTGGATCTTACCAACCTTTTTTAACTGCAGCACAATCTGCTACAGGACCACAAGCATTTCAACAATTCATGTCACCTTATCAATCACAAGTTATTGATACGACATTAAAAGAATTTGATAGAAACAAAGCAATACAAGAACAACAAATAAGAGATCAAGCAGTTGCTTCTGGCGCTTTTGGTGGTGGTAGAGAAGGTGTTCAACTAGCAGAGTTTGGTTCAGGCATGGCTAGAGAAAGAGCTGGTTTACAAGCAGGATTACAACAAAGAGGTTTTGAAGCGGCACAAGCTGCAGCACAACAACAATTTCAAAATCAACAAGGTCTAGCACAACTAGTACCAGGATTAAAAGGACAAGACATTTCACGTCTAGGTCAACTAGGTTCAATTAATCAAGCACAAGCTCAAGCAGAATTAGATGCGAAAAGAGAAGCAGCAAGAATGACAGCTTATCAACCACAAGAACAAGTTGATAGATATGCAAACATAGTAACTGGAATCATGGGTGGATACCCAGGAGCAACACAAACAACTAACGTACCTAACCCTACACCAATGCAAACTGCACTAGGAGCAGGAGCAACACTTGCAGGTGTATACGGAGCGTTGGGTGGAAAATTATTTGGATAATGAATAGAACATTAAAAAGACCAATGTTTAGAATGGGTGGTTCTACAAACTCTGGTATTACATCAGGGTTAGATCAACCAAGAAAACAATATAATCAAGGAACGGATCCATACGACAGGGCTTTATCTACAACTGAAAGAGCTATGAAAGATTTAGAAAAATTTAGAGGAGAACAAGGTTCTTTTAGTCCTATGTCTGGTCCAGGTTTTTTAACTTCATTTGGTTTAGATTTAATGTCTAGACCTTCAAGAGGAGATGGTTTTAGCGGTCTACTTGCTACTGCAGCAGACTCTGCAAAAGATCCTTTTAAAACTTTCCAAGCAGCAAAAATGGCTGAAAGAAACAGAAAAGGAAGTGCAGCTGAAGATTTATTTACAGGTGCCTTAGCTTCTGAATATGATTTAGAAGAACAAAGAATAAAAAATTTAGCAGAGGGAGATGACAGTAGAAAAACACCAGAAGTTGAAATGAAAATTATTGGAGATGCACAACAAGCTATTTTTGATGCAAATGATATTTTAAACAGTGGTACTGCTACAATAGATGAAAAAAAACAAGCAAGACGAACAATACAAAAAAATCAAAACTTTTTAAAAAAAGAACTAGGTGAAAACGCTGAATACGCAACTATTCTTGGAAATGAAGATTTATTTTTAGAAGCTAGAACAGAAGCTGTTGAAAAAGAAAATAAAAAAAGAATTAAAGAGTACCAAAGAGATAATCCAGATGCGGGTCCTGAAGAGATACAACAAAATGTTGAATTAGTTGTAGACGGAACAATGGAGGCTACCAAACTTGCTTATCGAGATTTGCAAGTATTTAATTATGGTGATTCTACTAACTTTAACAAAGGCGGTAGAGTAGGTTTAGCTTTTGGTGGTGAACCAATGATGGAAGAAGTTGCACAAAACCCTGATCAAGTTGAAGATTTATCTTACACACAATTAAGATCTAGATTACCGCAAGAAATATCTAATGACATTGTACAACTGTTAGCAAACAGTAAACAAGCTTTATTAGACTTTGCAAACATTCAAACAGGCGAAGACATCGCATCATTCAATCAACAATACGACGTAAATCTGACATTACCACAGGGGGCGTAACATGGAACCCTTTAAACCTAAAGATAATAGAATAGTTATCGACAAGGATACATTAGCAGACACTTTACGATCTACACTTACAAAGAAAAAAAGACCTGTAAAATTTACATGGAAAGGTGCGGCTGACCTTATGATGTCTATGAGTAATACTCCATTAAGAAATTACAACATAAAATCATTAATGGATAATAAATTACCTAGAATTACAGATTTAGCAGAAGGTAAAACTAAACCACAGGAAAAAGATTACATAGATTTTTTTGAAGATATGGAAAAATCTATATTTGGCGCAGCTCAAAATATTAGTTATTCATTCGGTGATTTAATAACTACAGGTATCGATGCAGCAAGAGATACTCAACTAACTGAAAAATTAGATGAAGCATACAGGGATAATAAAATACAAGACCCTGAAACATTGTTAGGAACTATTAACAAAATTGCAATTGAATACGGTTTACCTGGTGGTGGTGTATTCAAAATAATGAATAGAGCTAAGAAACTTTTAAAAAGTAAAAAAGTTAAAGATGCAAATGCAGCTGCCAAAGCAACAGGGACCACGGCCAAAGGATCAGATATTGCAAAACGTGTTGGATATATGGCGACTGCTTTTGGTGCAACAGATTTTATAACATCAGGTGCAAGACAAATAAATGAAGAAGGTCCATTAGTTTTAGAAAAAGAAAGTGAAGAAGGTTTGGATGGAAGAGATCTTGCACTTGCAAGATTTAGAAACAAATTAAAATTTGGAGCCGAAGGAACTATTATAGGAGCAGGTTTTCCTATATTGGGTAAACCTTTAGGTAAAGCTTTAACTCTTGGTGCAAAGTATGGTATTATGAAACCAGCCGGTTATGCATTAACAGGTGTAGATACTTTAGTTGTGAGACCTGTAACTTATCTTGCAGCTAATGTGCCAGGTTCTACAACAGCAGGTCAAGCAGCTAGAAAAGCAAGCAGTTTTGTTATTGACAAAGCACTAGCCCCTTTAAAAATAGGTACAGGTGCAAAACAATTACCCTCATTTGATAAATGGAGAATGTTTTCTACATCCAGTAGTGATCCATTAGAAAAAAGATTAAAGAGATTAGATAATTTTTTATCTGCGTTTAGATCATTAGGCAAAGGAACTGGTTTAAAATATCAACTTACATCAGAAGCTAATAGAGAAATTAAAGCAAGATCTAGAACAATAGAAAAGTATTTACAGTCTATAGAAAAGAAATCATATGATTTAGCTAAAAGTTTTGAAGGACAGTATAATTCATTAACTACTTCACCCGCAAGCAGGGATTATTATTTAGATAAAGTTTTAGCTTTTTTAAAAGGTCAAACTAAAAAAAGTGATTTACCAAAAGAACTACAAGAAACAGCAGAGTTATTAAATAAAGAATTACTAAACACTAAAAAAACATTTGCTAATTTACTTCCAGAAGGTGATCTTAAAAATTTTATGTTAAATAACATAAAAGGTTACATGAGAAAATCTTTTGCAACATTTACTAACCCTGAGTTTATGGCTGACCCTAAATTAAAAGCTGCAGCTTCTAAATGGATATTGGAAAATGTAGTAAAGAAAAACAAAGATATAAGAGAGTCTGCTTTAAAAGAATTAAAAACTAAAAACATGACAGACAATCAAGCTTTACAAGAGATGGCTGAAAGTTTAACAAATAAAATATTAGTTCATACAAAACAAGATGGTGTTGACCCATTAAGAATATTACAAAGTATATCTAAAGATACTTTAAGATCAGATAAATTAATTAGAACAGGAGAAGAGTTACCTGATGCAATTAAAAAATTATTAGGAGAAGAAAACAATTTAAAATCTTCTGTATTACAGACAACGTCTCATGCTATTACTCAATCAGTAAACAAGCAAACTCTAGATAAGTTAGCTAAGATAGGTTTAGATGAAGGTTGGTTATTTAAAGATAAAACTATTGCTGACGCTAGACGAATGTTTGATGTAGAAAAAGTTGGAGATCTAAAAGGTTTAGGTTTATTAAAAACAGGTATGAGTAAGTTATTTGCTTCTAAAGATATGGCTAAAGCATTGAAAGGTGCACCTGGTACATTTGATAATTGGATACAAAGTTCTGTATATAGAAATATACTACAGTTTAAAGTGGCAACTCAATTCGGTAAAACCGTTCTTTCACCTGTAACTCAAGTAAGAAACGTTTCATCTGCTAGTATGTTTCCATTAGCCAATGGTCACATCGGAGGTAGAGCTTCGGTAACTGAGTCTATTAAAATGGTTGTTGATGATATCTTTGGTGCAGGAAAAGTAATTGATGAAGGAAAATTTATAAAAAATTTAGAAAACAAAATTAGATTGGGTGTTATTGATGAAAACATTGTAGCATCAGAATTACAAGCAGTGTTAAAAGACATACGATCAGGTGCAAAAGTTAAAAACATGGATAGTTTAATTGCAAGGTTAGCTGATTCTAAAATGATTAAAACAGCAACAAGAATATATGCTGGAGGGGATAACTTATGGAAATGGTATGGCCATGAATATGTAAAGTCTCAAATGAAATCTATGTATAAAAATGTAGATGATATTGCTAAATGGACAAACGAAATTGTAGGTAGAAAATTTGATAAGTTCAATACGTTTACAGGAAAAGCTAAAACATTTGATGAAGCTTTAGACGAAGCAGCAGCTTGGCAAATAAGAAATACTTATCCGACATATAGTAAAGTACCGCAAGTTATTAAAGATTTAAGAAAACTACCCTTTGGTAACTTTGTATCTTTCCCTGCTGAAATGATTAGAACAACTTACAATATATTATCTATTGGTGCAAAAGAAGCTACATCCTCTAACCCACAACTAAGACAGATGGGTTATAGAAGACTACTAGGTGCATTTGTAACTTTAGGTGGAGCAGAAAAAGGAGTTTCAACGTTAGCTCAAAACTTAACAGGAACTACAATGGAACAAATCGATGCTTACAAAAGAAGTTTATCTGCACCATGGGATTCACGAGCAGCTATTTTACCTATTAACAAATGGGAAAAAGGTATAGGTAAAGCAATTAATTTTTCATATTTTAGTCCTTATGACGTAATCTCACAACCTTTTAGAGCAACAATTAAAACAATTGAAGAAGGTAAATTAAAACAAAGAGATGTAAGTGACACTATGTTTAAACTTTTCTTTGGGGAAGACGGTCCTATTAGAAAATTAATAGATCCTTTTGTATCTCAATCAATTGCATTAGAAAAAATGTCTGATGTAATGCCAACAAACCTTTTACTAGGTGGTAGAGGTGGTGCAACTAAAACAGGATCTAGAGTTTATTCTGAAACTGATTCCGATCAAGATAAATTTATGAAAAGTTTAGGTCACATATTTAAAGGAGTTAGACCTACATTTATTGATACAGGTGATAAATTAGTAAAAGGATTTACAAAAGATATTAAAAAAGGTGGACAACCTGTAAACTTACAAGATGAATTACTTGCAATGTTATCAGGAATTAGAATTATCAATGTCGATGTACCACGGACCATGAACTACAAGATAACAGAATATAATAGAAATATTAGATCAGTTACAACTGCAGAGAAATTTTTTAGTTTACAAAACTTTAATCAAAGAGGTCCTAACGTAATGGCAGATGAGTTTAGAAATATACAAGAAGAAAATTTTAAAGTTAATCAAGACTTTTATTTTATATTAAAGGATGCTCAAACAGTAGGTGTTTCTGAAAGAGAATTAAAAAAACTATTAAGAAAAAGAAATATATCTTCTTCAAAAGCTAGAAAATTATTAAAAGGTGAAAATATTCCTTACACTGCATACGATTCGCGTATGAAAGGTAGAGTAAAAGAAGCTGAAAAAATAGCAAAAGAAAGAGGAGAAAAAATAGAAAAAGATTATTTTTATCCTAAAAGAATGTTTAGAAATATTGAAAAAAGTTATAAAAGAAAAAAACTTGATCAAAGAGAAGAAAAAACAAATCTTCAAAAAATACAAGACCTTATGGGATCTACTAATGTTGTACCTCAACAAGATGCGACAGTTCAACAAGCTAATATACAGACACCGCCATTACCAAACATGCCAATGCCTACAATAAAAACAGCACAGAATATTAACTCTCAAACAGGGTTGACACAGACAGAGAGTGCATTACTATCACCAAGTGAACAACTAATTAGACAAAGGTCAAGAACATAATGGTAAACAAAATTAAAAGTTTGGGCGGTGTGATAGGTTTATCCTATCGGGTTTCTTTTGTAGCGGGGGTTACAAAATAATGGCTAAAAGATCTGCATTACAGAAAATAGAAGACCATGAAAAACTGTGTCGTATTATGCAGAAACAAACTTTTGAACAAATTAAAGAAATGAAAGAACGTATTAGAAGAATTGAATACATGATTATAGCAGGAATGGGATCACTTGTTTTAGCTTTACTCATGAACTTAATGAAATAAAAATGCAATTATCTAGAAATTTTTCTCTTCAAGAATTAACCAAATCGGACACAGCGATACGTAAAGGTATCGACAACGAACCTAACGCAGATCAAATAGATAAACTAAAAGCATTATGTGAAAATATTTTACAGCCAGTACGAGATCAATTCGGTAGAGTTAAGGTCACCAGCGGCTATCGTAGCCCTGAGCTGTGTGCTGCCATCGGCAGCTCAGTAAATTCACAACATGCAAAAGCTGAGGCGGTTGATTTCGAATGTCTTGGAGTTGACAACGCTGAGGTAGCTGATTGGATAAAACAAAACCTTGAAACAGATCAATTAATTTTGGAGTATTATACTCCTGGTGAGCCCAACTCAGGATGGATACATGCAAGTTACGTACCATTTAATCCTAGACATCAATACATGAGAGCTTACAGAGAAGATAAAAAAACTAGATACAAACCAATTATTGGTAAAGCTGTAGATCTAATTTAAATCCAATCTTTTAATTCTTCACCCATAACTTCAGATGCAATATTTATTTTA